ATTAAAGTTGAAGTAGTTATAAGCCTGTGATGCTTTAATAAAATGCCCTGCTTGTAAGTTCTCTGTAGCTCCACAAGTAAAGCACTTGCCATCTCTTTGTCTTATATACTTGCTGAACTCTACCCAAGCCTTCTTCTTACATTGTGATAGTGTCCCACCTCTAGCCTTTATTCGGCGTTTAGAGGCCTTCTGAGAGCATTTTGTACTGCAGTACTTGTTTCTACCCATTGTAGGTTTCTTACACTCAGCACAGGCTCTAGGCTTGGGTTCTTTCTTAGGCTTTAGTTTGTCTAGTTCTGACTGGCACTGATATGAACATACAGCGATTGTACCTTTAGGGATATCTTTCTGGCAGTTCTTACAAGGTTTCATATATACATAATACCAAAAAGACCCCTTTCAGAGTCACGGATAACCTTGGTCGGAGGGTAAGTCATACCTCAGCTATCTAAATCTATAATAACATAACGACCGCCCCAAGCGGAGCGGTCTACTGATATGAATAGTAGAGCCTCAATTTAACGAAAGGTTGCCCTACTGCTTCCTATCCATACCTACATTCTACCAGAAAGTATCTGCGAGAGTGATCGTTTGTATGGTTACCCGAACTTAACCATGAGGTGCAAACTGGATAGCTTGGTTCTGAGTACCAATTATACCTCAAACGGAAGAAGCCACCTACTGTAGTAATTCAGCGTGTGGCCTCTAGTGGAGATATACATTCTAACGTCTACAGCTCCCCACTTATGACTTCTGATAGTTAGATGATAAACAGGTATATGTAGTACCTATAGTTATAATAGCAAATTGGAGCTACCCTAGCTAGTCATGGTTTGTAGACCGCCTCTCACCTGTAGCTTGCTTTCGCAAATAGCGGAACTAACTAGGTCGCCAAAATGATTATACCAAAGAAGAAACACGCCCCTAGGATTTGGCGTGTTGTTGTCTTCTTAATAAGTCATCCGGGATAGCTTTGTTTATTTGTACTATCCTCGCTCCGGTACTCTCTCTGGCGTGTACATTGCCATCATTGAGTGTAGCCGAATCCTGTACAGACTTATGGTCTATATTATACTAGCCAGCTATAGCGTCTGCAATACTTTGAGCGTTTTCGTACTCTAGCTCTGGTGCTTCTGGACAAGTCCTAGATGTTGGGGTTTGTCCGACTTGTGCATTTCTAGCTTGGATGTTTATACCGTTGGCTAGTAGTTCGGTAACTTTGAAGATTTGGTCTAGGTTTTCCAAAACTTCTTCGTTGTCTACTAGTTCATACGTTCCTTTAAGTCCAGTTCTAATCTGTTCTATGGTTTGCTTTGTTCCAGCGTTTAGCCAGAAGTATTGATCTATAGGGTTACTCATAATATTATATTCTTTTAAGTTTACTCAGTTGTGATTATAACAAATTATCTAGGTCATCATCCAAAGATCTACTCTCTAGCTTCAAACCTTTTTCTTGCCAAGTATGCTTCACGCTCAGACTTATAACCACCAAGATTGAATCGCTTGCCGTCAATATTCATATACGCAACCCATCTCTTGCCACCTTTATGCCAACATACTCCGACATACTTATTGTTACTACTGAGGTTGGCGTTTTGTTCGTGTATAGTAGCCCACCGACAATTAGACGGCTCATAGTTACCATTACCATCTATTCTGTCTATAGTGTGACCCTCTGGTCGCTCACCCATGTCCTCTACAAAGTCCCAGAAGCTTTCTCTCCATCTTTCGCAGACCATCACCCCCTTACCGCCATATCTATGATAGCTCGGATTTTTAGAGTTGTAGCATCTGGCTATCATCCCATTGTAAGTACTTCTCAGCTTGTGTCCAGCACTATTGTCTCTCTTTACTTTCACGAAGTTAGCGTCTCCGTACTTTGAGAATCTAGCGTTATGCATACCACAATAACCGTTTGCATGGTGCGGAGAGCCACACCCATTGACTTCGCATCCACTCAACACTTTATGCACTATTGAGGCATCTCCATATCTCTCAAATCTATAGTGATGCTTGCTGCAGTACCCACTACGCCTAGTACTCCTTATAATGCACCCGTCTAGCAGGCAGATCTTTTCTGTTATAATCTTAGACATAAGTCCTCCTGTTTAGTTTAATCGCTTGGGAGGACTTTTTAGTTCCTCTTGAGTACTATTATAACTGATCTCTTCTGGTCTAAGCATCTTCACCTCCTTGGTGATAATACCCAGCATCTATAAACTCTAGCTGTTGCATGAAGTTCTCACCTATTCTCTGAGCTAGTTTATCGTTTAGGTGTAGGTGGGCTTCCGCTACTTCTCTTATAACTGCTGGTTGGTTAGAGAGAGTTGAGTTAGGTAGATCATCCAGTAACTTAGCAGTCATCAGTAGGAGTCTTTGGTTGGGCTTAGGTGGAGGCGGTGTCTTGGCGTGTAGTTCTTTGTGGGGTTCAAGGTATAGGGGTACGAGCATCCCAAAGTGGTTACGAACGTACTTCTCTAGGGGCGTTTTGTACCACCTTCTCTCCGAATAAACATGGTGTCTACTCGGACGTTCCATTAAAAGCCAAAGTTATCTTGATACTCTGGGTCATCTACTATATCCTCAGAAGCCACAGGAGGCTCTGTGTGGTGTTCTGAGAGACAAGGCTCTGATGTACTAGGCAACATGGCAAAGCGCCCTAGACAACCGCATACAATGTCTACAGGGCTTCTTAATATATGGAACTCTGGCATGATTGGTTGATCGTTAGCTTCTGCCATATCAAATTACTCCAATTAATTTAGCAAGAAATAGCCCTACAACAACTGCGAGGACAATCCACCAAAAGCTTTTCATATTACTTGTCCTTCTTATTAGGAAGTTGATAGACCCCGAGTGCAACTGCTACGTTAATAGCAACTTGAACTTGTGGGTTAGTTCCATAGGCTACGTTCAGCCCAGTTAGTATAACTCCTACTACTGCGATAAGAGCCTTAGTGTACTTCTGTAGTTTCTCTGTATTACTTAGTTTTTTAGCCATATAAATATATTTAGATTACTTTCCATCCAGTATAATACTTACCCGTCCTGTCGGCAAGAGGTATATCTACCATACCACCATTAGAGGCTGAATTAATTACTACCCTATTAGTTCGTGAACTCATACCCCTTACTATGTAGTTATAGTTTTGGACATAGCCAGTCTTAATATCAGTGCCTTGTTTATATACAGAGAATCTCTCTGATACCTGTATTGTCCTACCGTTTAAGCTTGCGAAAGGATGTTGAGGTGTTGGATTGGGGGTCGGCACAGGTGCTGGTACAACTTTACGTCTATAAATAGCCACCACCCTAGACGCTGGGACTGTACGGACTCTGATAGCATTACCCCCTGCCCCATCTCCAGTACCAGTAGATCCGTTCTGTTCTAATATAGCTACGTTACCACTGTCGTATATACCTATATGCCCGTTAGCATGAGCTTTGGCATTATCAATAGGTTTGAGTACAACGATATCACCAGATTGTAAGTTACCCACTGACTGAAAGAGTGCCAAAAGTTGTGGGTTTGGGTTAGTAGCCCATTGGATGGCATGACCCCAGCCACGAGGCGTTACACCAGTAGTCTCAAATATAAACTGATACACTAGGTCAACACACTGTTTGCCATAGTACTTATCAAAGTCTACTGATTTACCTAGCCACTTATTCTTAAATTCTTGGTATGTCATGGCTCCTATTCTACTCCTACTTATTTACAAAGGCAAACTATTCTATTTTAGAACACTTATCTAGCGCATCAGATACTCCTTGACGAGTAAGAAGTTGCTGACTCGGTACGTCAAACCTACTTAGTGCAATACACTTAACATAACTTTTTAAGTTATCTTGTCTATCGGTACTGTCCTCTTTATTGACCAACTGTGCAGAACGGATCTCGTTAATAGTATCTTTTTGAGCCTGTATAGTTTTAAGTCCAATACTGAGCATTATCCCAGCAAATAGAAAGAATGTTGTTATTGAGCAAACTACAAAGAACTTATACTTACGATTCTTTCTCTCTATATCTAATAGAAGCTGTTGTGATGATTTGGTGTCCATATTATCTATCCTTACCCTTCAGTAGTCCATTGACCGCACCAGTTAGAGCTTTTAACGCCTTGGCTTGAGACTTGCTCTGTGCGGTGATTGCTTTGGTGAGTGCCTCAAGTTGCGGATTTCCTTGAGCAAGGGTAGCCAAACGATCTGCTTCAATCTTAAGTCGTTCTGCGGATGCCTTGGATGCTGCTTGCTCAGTTTGTAAAGTAGCAATTTGCCCCTCAAGATCCTTAATTTTGTCGTTACGAAGCTGTAGTTCTGTTGATTGATAGGCAATAATCGAGTCGCCTTTACTTTTTGCGAAGAATCCAGCAGTACCACCAAGGCCAACGATGATTCCGATTGAGGTAGCTGCGATTGGTAGTACATCCATTTATCCATTAGTTATTATGCCGCTTCATAGATAAATACACCGAAGAAACCGTCCCCAGTACCCCATGTGAAAGGAACTGCTGATGCTAAACCGTACTCTCCAGCGTAAGTACCAAGAGACGATACCCCTAGTATTGTCACTGTAGTTGTAGAATCCAGCATGAAGTTGGCGACATAGCCAGCAACTGCTGCATCAAGTATCCTACAAGTACCAAGGTAGGTGTTGGTGCTGATAGAAGCAGCCGTTACTGGTAGTGTAAATTTTGGGGCAGTAGACATAGAAGATGAACTACCAAAGGTAAGAGCTACTCTACAAATCACTGTTTTACCTATCTGTTTATAGTAGAAACTGGCCGTACCATTTCCTAATGTCAGGCTAGTAAAAGTTGGTGTCCAAGCATTCCACGCTCCTCCGGGTTCTCCTGTACCAGTCTTGAGGCTGGTATTAGTGATAACTGCGGAAGGTATGTTGGCAAAGAATAGAGTGATTAGACTAGCTAGAGTACTTTTTTTAGTGGTAGTTGTCTCTGTATCCACTGTAGGCACAATGTCTGTTGTTGTTGGCGATGCGTCTGCTGGAAGTTGTGTTATCTTTGTCATAATATATTTGTTAATTCCATTATACCCTAACTAGGCACGTTCGGGTTATCTGTTACCTGAACACTTGTGAGAGTAGATTGGATCTTCTCTACTTTCTCACTCGCACGTTCTTGTAGAGTACCTAGCTGAAGTCTAGTGTAGTCTGGTGACTTCTCTATGCCAACAACCTGTAACAATAAGTTATCGACAAACGTACCGAAACCACTGAAACCAATCATATAACCTAGCTTGATCAGAGTAGTATCTATACTGGTGTCAAATAGAGTAACGCTAGTTATATAGGTCTGTTGGTTATTCCTATCTATATAGTTCTGGGCCAAGATCCTTGCTGTCTCTGCCCCGTCTGTCCCGATAACATTGTTGTCCGATAGCCTAGCTATGCCTTTCCTGTCAGTGGATGCCTCATCTGTCACTACTACAAATACGTTTGTGTTCGTGGCTGTGCCATCATCACCCCCAGTAAAGTAGACAGTATTAACAACTCTTTCTTTGGTGGCCTCTATGTCTAGGAGGTTGATATGCCTGCCCTTGATCAACTTAACATCTGCTGTAGTGCTTGTCTGGTCGAAGTAGAGCGTGTTGTCCGAAGGGTCTACGAACCAATACCAATCTGAGGGGGCCATATCTCCTACTGTTCTTATTCCCTCTAGCACAGTGTTTAGCTTGAAAGTATACTCTGGAATAGTTATGCCCGTATTGGGGAAGACTGCATCTGGCACTACAGCACCACCATAGTTACTCATGATGTCGTTCAGAATGTAGCTTGGATCACGATTAACATAGAGGCGTTCAGTAGTCTCTTCTTTGTAGTAGGTCTTAAACCACATGGATTCTGTGGGCTCTGCACTCCATGCACCACCACTATCAGACCTATACATTGAGCCACTAGCATAGTTAGCTGGACTCTCGGACTGGAAAGCTCCCCATGTAGCGACTGTGCCGGATACAGACGCTACATCTAGTATTTCTATGCTAAAGAAGTATGAGGTACTTGGTGTGACTGTTACTTGAGTAGAGAATATGAAACTCGTCTGTACAAACGCTGGGTTGACAGAAGTAACCAGTACATCCACTGATGCTAGAGGTGTCCCGCCTGTTGTGGCATCAGATGGGGTGTTCCAAAGACTTACCCTCATGTTCCTATTGGCACTACTATTCCTAGCAAGCATTAGGTCAATCTTTCCTATATTCGTAGCCCCTGCTCCTGTCGTGAAGCTCTGGCCGTATCTTCTTGTTTTCCAAAAGCCAAAGTCAGAATTAGTACTGGTCTGGGATTGGTCTGTGCCATAAGCTGTACCTCCGGGTATGATCCACTGGTTAAGATCTTGCCCTTCACTGAGTACCGTAATCTGTACGTTATCGCTTCCCCCAAATAAGGTTCTCCACTTTGATATGAATCCACTGAACACGAGCACTCCGTTAGGATGGAAGTCAGACATCTCGTAGACCTTAACAGTATTATTATTGCGTATTAGAGTAACGTCTGTAGAATCTCCAACCAGATCCTCTGGTCTTTCGGTTGTTAATGGCTCTCCTCCCTCTGTTGTTAGTATGTTGCCAGACTCATCGGTGATGTAATCTACAGAACCACTAGCCGTGTCTGCTGAGTCACCAACTACAATGAGTAGCTGAGAACCAGTGGTGTTAATACTCTGAGTGTAGTTAAACTCGCTAGTTACGTTAGGTAGTAGCCCAAGGTAAGTACCATTGTTGTATACCCTATACTCGTAGGTCTTTGGAATTGTAGGCATTATACATACCTCTTGTTATATTTAAGAGTTCCGCTGAATGTTCGACTAGTGAAATTGTCTGAGTAGTAGACCGATCCAACCCCCTTTTGCCATTCGGGGAACGCCCCACTGAAATCAACGTCTGCACCATTGACCTGCACGGTCTTAGCGTCTGAATCTATTACTAGTACATCGCCCGATGTCCAAGTCCGCACGATAGATATCTGTTGACCAGTGTTGGAGTTACCGTAAGTGACTGTCTTTGCAGACCCGCCAGTCAGGGCACTGTAGGTTATAGAGAATCTAGGAGCTTGCCAAGGGGCTGAACCGTCGAGAGTTATTGACTCTGTGCGTGTAGCGACCGTTGACCCAGTAAAGGTGAAGAGAGTTATATCTATCGTAGAGTAACCAAAGCTATTAGAACATACAAAGTTTAGATCTAGCTCAATGTAAGAGCCACCATCACGCCTCACATCATAGTCTGAGTAAGTAGTTAGATATTTTCTAGTACCTGATGCTTGTGGCACTACAAGCCACTTCTCTTGTCCTTGTACGACAGTCATTACAGAGTCTAGTGTCTGCTCTGAAGCCCTACGGTTAGACCCAGTTATACCTATCCGAACTAGGATATTCTTCTTAGTATAAAAAGCGGAACTCAATTTAGAACTATCTGTCCGTGCTATCTCAGCAATCTCTAGGCTTCTTTTAGCTGGCAGATACGGGTCTATCTTTAGCACTCTAACTCCCGGTATTGAAGTTAGTTCAAAGCTATCAAACGTTACATCTGTGTATATCATATTAGTTATTTACTGGACTCATCCCTAGCCCCGACAGTTCGTAGTTTCTGTTTATTTTCTGTATCAAATAATCTACATCAGCCCTACTATTAATATTCTCGATGTTGATGCTCACTCTACCACCCCCTGTCATACCGTTAACATCAGATGCCTTGATCACAGAAGTACCGGGGGCCATATTGACTAGAGCCTCTCCTTTGTGTACAAAAGCAAGACCACCAGCAAAGTTCTCAACACCACTTCTGAACTTAGGAATCTCTCCTATCTCTGGTACTCCGGGAGGTGATACTTTATTCACACCCCTGATAGCTGTGTTAGCCTTATCTATGATCCAGTTTAAAGCTGCCTTAATCGTTCCCTTGACCGCTTCTATAGAACTAGATATCCCGTTAGCAATGCCGTGACCGATCTTCTCTCCTGCAGACCTGAACCACCCTACAAGCCCCATGAACCAACCCTTGAGTGTATCCCAATTCTTGACTATAAGTAATACAGCTAGTCCGAAAGGACCAGTCAATATAGCGAGTAACAGTGGCCAGTTGTTCTTGAACCAGTCAAACAGTCCGATAAAGAAATTCTTAACGGTCTCCCAGTTTGTTACTATCAGATATGCAATCGCACCGATTGCCGCACCTATCAACAGGACAGGCCCCATTGCTACTAGCCATGCTACTCCTGTAGCTAACAGGCTCAGGATCAAAGTGCCTAGAGCAGATATAACGCTAACTAGTATTCCCAGAGCTAGGATGCTTAGTACCCCAGCCAAAGCAGCCAACAGTACCTTGTGTCTCATTAAGAACTCAGATGCACTCTGAAAGGCATCTCCCATTGCAAATAGAGCTCCCACTACCTTTTGACCAATAACTTCTTGTATATCGTTAAACTTATTCTTAAGAATTTCCAGTCTGCCTGCGAACGTTTCACCAGCCGCCTTAGCACTCCCGCCAAACTCTTTTGTAAGTTCTCCTAGTATTATCTTCTGAGCACCGACCGTGTCACCAGTAGATACGAGCTGTTCAACCAGCTTCTTCTGGTCTTCTGTGAGACGTACACCAACCCTCTGCAACGCCGTAACACCCTGTACTGGGTCTTGTAGAGCCTTACCAACCTGTATGGAGGTCTGAGTAAGATCTGTACCCATAGCCGTAGCCATGTCTGCAACCGCTTCAGTAGCCTGCGGGAATACATCCTTGCCAATATTAGTAAATGTAAGGAGCATATTCTGTGCAGACCGAGCTTGTTCGTCACTAAACCTAGTAGTATTCTGTAGGCTCGCCGATAGCTTATCTACCATGTCCGCTGTAACTCCAGCTGTGCCTCCAGTGGATTTGAGTACTGCGTTAGTTTGAGCTATAGCATCCTCTGACTCTGTGAATGCTTTGACTGAAGACACCCCGAACTTGACTAGGGCTGCTCCTGCGACCGCTACCCCAGCGGCGGCCATTGTCCCCAAGCTACCAAACTTTCCACCAGTCTTAGAAACGCTATTATCGGCTGAGTCTAAACCAGACTTGAGCTTGCTATCATCTATTGATAAGTCATAGTAAAGCTTTCCTACTTCAGTTGCCATCTACTTTTGCCCAAATAATTCTTTAAGTTTGTTAATGTTGTCTACTTCTAGTATATCAGTATCAGTTGTCATGTCATCTAGCTTATTTATGAACTTCTTCCAAGAGTCTGACTTCATTTCTGGCCCCATTGATATAGTAGCTTGCATCTTCCACCCTTCTGCTTGTTGCTTTATACCTTCTTTCAGTAAAGCAAAAAACGTAACAGATGGTAGATCCATTACGCTTTCTAGGTTGTAGGATGGGTATAGTTTAAGAAACGTTACTACTTGTGGTATGAACCTTATCCCACTTTTGGGCTTTCAGTTTGGTCTCCATTGACCATGACACCAATAATCTCTATTAGTTTGAAAACTTGTGTGGGGTGTAGTTCGATACCCTCTATGTCTGGTACGATCTCTACAATCAGGTCGGTCATCTCTTTGACTAGGGCTTCCATCTGTTCGGCTGGAATCTTATCAGCACCTTGCATCTTCTGGCCTAGAGCACCAAGCTTGAACATCTGGGCAGTCTTGGGCGGTTTAATCTCAATCTCTTTGTCTCCGATCTTTACAATCCTTGACTCTGGTACTAATACGTTTAGATCAATAACTTCCGCCATAACTTACCCCTAACTATTAACTTGATATTAAGATACCGCAGCAGATCCGATATGTCCTAGTCTTCGTCCCGGACCATAAGTCTCATCTACTAGAGCCACAAAGGTTACTTCAATAACCTTCTGCTCATCATTCTTCAACACAACCTCAATATTCTCTGCTGATACTGCCTTATAGATAGTTATATCTTCAGTGACATCAGTATCAAGAAGTCTATTTGGGTGTATGACTAACTGTTGGGCCTCGGCACGAAGGCTTGCTCCAGCGTCTGCACCTAGATCAGTTCTTGGATATGTAGAGCTTTGTGAGCTAGTCTCTGGCACAGCAGCGTTCCAGTTCAACCAGTCACTCTCAGCCATCTGGAATACTACGTTAACATTCTGCCCTGTTAAAACTTTATCAATCGCAGTTTCACCGTATTGGTCTACGTTAACGTCAAAGAATGAACGCTCATAATTGAAAGTTACACCGTCGAGGGTATGGCCTAGTGTCTGACCACCAAGAGTGATACGTTGTGGGCCAGCAACCTTTACTTTTCCTATTGTTCCTATGTTTCCTGCCATGTTATCTCCTTATGAAATGCTATTTAAATTTCTACACATAAATTGTACACTAAGCCTCAATAGTTTACCATTCTCTAAATCTCTATCGAAGTCCTGTACGTTTGAGAGAGCTTCACTAAAGAAGACATGCCAGTTATCTGTGTTGTAACTGTAGCGTCTGTGCATATTAGTGTATACCTCTCTCATCTTACCTATTGCTTCACCAGCGTAAGGTGAACGATACCAGATGTCTATAACCTGATACTCATGGTCTAGGTACTTCTCAGGAGCAGGGCCGGGTGACTCCACTAAGAAGTACCCTTTGACGATACCCTGCGGTAATTCACCTACGAATATATCCGTTCCTACAGCTCCTAACCCTAGCGTTTGCATATAGGCTGGTAGTTCTTGAATTAAATCTTTATATAGGGGATTCATAGCTTTGCACTCCTTGAGGCTTCTCTTATGTATGAGTCCTTCTTAGATTCTACCTTGTCTATAGCATACTTGAACCATCCTTTGCCCGTACCGGGAGTTGTATAGTCCTTGAATTGCCTAGCACCACGCCTAGTTCCAAGCTCTTGGACGGCAGAATAGTCTGCGTTTGACTCTACCTTATAACCCTTTGGGGTGCGTTTGTGTGTGACTAGAGACTTCAAGTTACCAGTCTTAACAGGGGTACGGCCAGTTTTAATAAGTATTTCTATGTCTTGAGCCATATGAGCCATAGCAATCTCCTTAAATTGAGAGTTCTTAGAGTTGAATACTCCCCTATTAGATACCAATCTAGCCTTGCTCATCTAACTAACCTGCCTCGTTAAGTTAAGCCCACACTTCCAGAACTTGCGAGTGTTGGTTCTGAGCCTATCCTTCGCATCGATAACCTCTTCCACCCTATATATCTTACCCTCGATAGAGAATATGTCAGCCTTAGCTACCGCTGCATCTGGACCTAACCAGAGTAAGCCGTCAAAGTTAACCTCTTCTTTGTAGCCAGATCCTCGGTTTAATACTGATATATTCCTGAACAGACAATCATAGGTAACAGTTGCCCCAAAGACATCATCACCATACATATTGCGTGTTGTGGCATACTTTACAGCCGTCTGGTTCAACTTTGGTACGATATTTATACCCATATACTACTTTTAGGTTAAAAGCTCTCTACGGCTCTCTAAGATGCCTTTAACGATAGGGTCATTCATAGCCAACTGTCCAGCATCTTGATTAACTGATTCTCCAAAGGTTACAGAGTACCCTTCTATAGATTCACTCTTAAGGTTGGTATCGTTAGCTTGGTTTGAGTAACTCTCCCCTATAAGCCCACCACATATTCTAGTAGCCACGATCTGTATATCTTCTGGGACACCATCATCATACTCTGAGAACTTAGCAGTAACAGCTAGACGGTTGTTTGTTCTATCAGCTACGGGCATGATAGACTGGTCAACCCAAGGGTATCCATAGCCGCCACCAAAACGAACTAGGTTTTTGACATTGCTATTGACAGGTTCAAGGAGGTAGTCCACACCTGTTGTATAATCGGCAACACTAGTATCCTGCCAGTCTACCGCTGATATAGCCGTTACTCCAGTACAAGGGTCTATTTCTATTAGTGGACCACGCCCATCAAAGTACCTAGTCTCCACGGCTTCCTTCTCGATAAAAGTAGTATTAAGAGTTCTATCTATCCAGAGGTCAACGGCTGGGATGAGGGTTGTAAGCAAGCCCTTCTCTTCGTCTGTGAGGCTTCTCTGTAGCTGTTGCTCTATTAGGCTCGTGTTTGTGTACATAATCTTCCTTTATATTACCGCATTCAACGCACTGTTGATAGCCTTTGTGTGAATTTGCATAGGCATGATCTCTAAATTGTGAGTAGTACGAACATCTAACAAACCTAGGTTTAAGTATTGCTGAGTTATGTATTTCCACCTTACCTATCATGATGTTGATTGTAGCACAAGAAAAAACCCCTCATTACAAGGGGTTCGATCTTAGTTAGTACGGATTGCCTTAAGAGACAGTTCCAGTCCCAACTATAACGAACTTACTAGCATTACCAGTAGGTAGAACCCCGAGGAATCTTGCGACAGCTCGTAGTGCTTTACCGTCCTGAGTAATAAGGTTGAAGTCAGTACCAGTAGAGTCTTTTACGACACCGGCATTGAATACTTCCATTACTAGACCGTTTTTGATGTAGAGCTTGTAGTTGCTCAAGTCACCATACACAGCGAATGCATCGTTAGATCCAACAGTAACGCTTGTAGGTAGAACTCTAGTGAATCTCACTGGAGTACCCCAAGGAGTAGTTGGGCTAACAGCACTAAAGTTGAAGTTAGTGTTGATGCTTCCGGCTAGGTAGTGGTCGTTAGTAGTACCCTTAGTCTGCAATAGTCTAAAGTAAGTTTCCTTACGCATATACCATGCGGCGTTAGAGGTATCCATGTCGTCCTCACCTTTACCTTCTGCTGAGAGTAGGTCGTCCCATGAGATAGTAGTACCAGCACCAGATACAGGTTCAGTGATAACGCCAGAGACGTTAGTGATACCAGTAGTAGCGTGAGTAAATACAGTCTCATCAAGTTTCTTAGCGTAAGCTCTTGAAACTTCCTTACGAGCAGTAGCCCAGAAGTCTACGGCAGCATCTTCAGTCAACTCATCAGTTGCTGGGATGATAACTGCGTACTTTACTAGGTCAACAGTCTGGCTTGAGAATACTAGTTTAGCACCAGTCTTAACCCCAGCTTCAGCTGTAGAGTACATTTCTACACCACTTGAAAGAGATGTAAGGCGTACTTGGTTTCCATTGACTCGTCTAACATCAGCGTATTGTAGAGCCACACCATAGTTAGGTAGGTTCTCGTACACTTCTAGATCAAAGTCAGGAGCTGGAAGTAGGTAACCACCATCAGCACCAGTAGTCTCGTTAGCGTAACCAGCTTTTTGAGCTAGAACACCAGAGTAGGCATTGTAAGCCTTAACTAGTTCAGTATCACCATTCTTCATGGCTTGTACTGCCTTAGCAAGTCTCATTTCCTTAGACTCTTTAACGATAGCTTCTGTGAATAGGCCATCTTCTAGTCCCTTAGCTACAACATCTTCTGTGTCTTGCTCACCACCAGCTACAGCTTTCTTAGAGACTTCTTCAGTCTTCTCGATGTAGTCGGCAATGGCCTTAGTTACTGCTTCAGATGTTGATTCTTTCACAACGTCTTCTACAGTCTTCTTGATGTCTAGCCCTTCGTTGACCTTAGCAGTAATTTCTGCAAGCTCTTTTTCACCGAGTTCTAAAACCTCGGTCTTTTCGATTGTTTCACTCATGTATGTTTAATCCTTATTGAGTTTGATTATGCGTATCGTTCTTTCGATTTCTTGATCTATTGCTTTGGCGGAATCTACTAGACGTACTTTTAAGATTCTCTTAACCTCTGGAGGTGTGGAGTTCCCTACGGAGGAGTTGGCTTTGTTGCTTTCCTTGAGGGTAGCTAGGAGGTTATCTAAAACCTTGATAGCTGAACTAACCTCATCATATTCCATACCCTCTAGTTTGTCAACTAGGGTATCCTTTACAAACTCTTTAAACTCTTTTTCTACTTCCTCAAAACTCTTACCAGATACTTCTTCTAGTGAACGTCTAGTCATAGTAGCCTCAGCGTTAGCTGGAACTGGCACTACAGAAAACTCAATCATGTCCATCTTTAGTATCTCGGTGAAGTCTTTAGACCATTCTTTAACAATTCCACCGATAGATACAGCGTTTAAGTAACCACCTTTAATGAGCTTAGAAACAGTATTGGCGAAGTCATACTCTGCTGTAGCTAGTTGGAATCTGGCAACGATACTGTTTTCCTTCTTCTCTAGGCTGATAGTCTTACCAATAGGTAGGCTCTGGTAGTCATGCCCGTACAGGACGATAGGGTTAGAGGCCATATAAGTATCAGTGTTAACGCCTAGTGTAGCTATCTTCTCCCCATGTCTATCTAGGTTTCCAGTAGTAACAACTGTCTCAAGTATTCCGTCTCCAACATCTTTAGTAAGTGATTTATCAAGTCCTAGACTTAAGGTGACCTTCTCACCAACTTGTCTCTCTATTATCTGATTATCTTGTTTGCTCATATCAATGGTTTTAGTTATATCTTTATTGTAACACTCTTAGAAGAATAAGAAGAAGTTGCCATCACTAGAGGCATCTGGAGCAATATAGGTTACAAATCCCCATCCTACTGGAGTGGCTGTTGGAGTACCAGAGGGGACAGACTTCACCGAGACTAGATTCCCTACTGCTGTAGTCCCTGTGTGTGTATTGTCGCTGGCTGTGGTGTTAGCATCAGTTACGGCAGCAACTAGGGTAGTATCGGCTGAGGCAATACGCCCAGTGAATGTATAGCTTTTACCTACTCCCGGAGCGTTAGCAGTCACAATTGTTAGTTTCTTAGTAGTGGCTACTACAGAGATTAGGTTAGCAGCAGAGGACTCTGTGGCGTTCCATGCACTCATACCACCAACACCCTGATAGTTAGTCGCTGAGTTAGAGACGTTAGATATACCCGAATAAGTTTGGATAGATTCGCCATCTGTAGTGGGGGTGAATATACAACCTATTGATGGGTTTCTATTATTCGGTGTTCCTGCTGGCACTATCTTCCAGTAAACAACATCCCCCTGCACAACTGATACTGAGTGAGTAGTGTCCTCAGCAAACGTAGCTGTTGCTCCTGTTACTTGTGCGGTCAAGGCACTATCAACACCATTCTTAACAAGGGTTATTGTCCAGCTCTTACCAGCACCAGCGTTACTTGTACAGTCAAAGTATAGGTTTGAGATAGTTCCTGCTGTCGGGATAACCGAACCCACTGTTGGGACTGTGGCTGTAACCTGACCCTGTTGGAGAGGGTAGTAGTTCGTCACTGTCTGAGAGGGTTGGGCTACATCACCAGATAAGATAGATTGACCTGTTTGGTCTAGTTGAACCGAGAACAGAAGCTGTGCCGATACTGGTGATCCTGTGAAGTCTGTCTTAAGGCTGAAAGTATCACCCTTGACATATGAGATTGAGTTGCTTAGATCGCTGGCTGTAGTCCCTGCTCCTGTTACTGTACAAGTACACGCTGTATCTGCCCCGTTCTTAACTATTGTGAATATACGGGTAGCAACTCCACCGGGTGCGGATTGCATCTGCACATAGAGCTTGCTTAGTGTACCTGAAGTTGGCATCGCTTGGCTGGCTACTGATTCAGAGGAGCTAATAGATACGGAGTTCCAAGACTGTATGCCACAGTACCTGATGTTTACACTTAGGGCTGAGGTTGTGCTTAGTACTGGTGAAATCATAGAGCTAGGATTTAGCTACGCATACCCATTTATTTAATGATGAAAGAGTTGAGTACTCAAAGCCCACCCTCAAAGTAGTACTGATGACTGTAGTGGTTGGTAGAGTAACAGTTCCACTCGCAACAAAAGATGATCCCCACGCTATAGCTCTAGCAGTACCATCATCTAAGAAACGGAACTCTATCAAGTCACCATCTACAGGAGTACCAGATAGGTTGGTGGTCATTGAAGTTATCGCCGTAGCAAGCCCTGTGAATGTCTGTACGTCTGCATTATCAGAGTTAGTTGTAGGAGTAGCACCGGGAGCGTTGACCGTTACAACACGCCTTGTCATCCTCTTATTAGTAAGAGTTTGAGTATCTGTAGTACCTATGACCGTTCCGCTAGGAGCTGTCTTGGTAGCCCAAGTGTCAAGGTCAGCATCCCAAGCCTGTACGTTAGTCCCTATCACTAGACCTAAAGTAGTCCTTACTTGTGCTGGTGTGCGTGAAGCCCAAGCTGAGGCTACTGAGACTATGAAGTTATCGGTTGTAGCCGTTAGGCCAGCAATAGTGGTTAGGTCGCTGTCTAGGGGCTGTTTGTTACCCAGTTGAGTCTGTATAGCACTTGTTACCCCAGATAGGTAGCCCAACTCGGTAGGTGTGACTATTGAAGCAACTAGGTTTCTTGAGCCGTCTATATAGGGGACATTGTTTGTGCCGAGATAGTTCAGGTTTAGACCGTAACGGATTAGTACGAACTGATCTGCATACCGAACTATAAATCCACTAGATCCACCGCCACTCTTGTGTAGTTCAAAGTCTGAAACCCCAGCACTGTACTCACCAAAGTACCATTCTGTTGTGCCACCTGTCGCATACTCTACCAGCCCTGCTGCAGCATTGTTTGTTCTATTAATTCTTAGAATCGGTTGGGCTTTATCTATCAGAACGTCACCAGTAAAACTACCTGTAGTTGCCGTTAGAGCACCAGCAGAAGTGAACCCTGCTACGCCGTCTATATTAACTGAGTTAAGCGTAGCATCCCTGTTGTTATCAATAGTCATAGTACCCTGCATACTGAGGTAGTACATATCAGTAGTTCCACCAACCTCAAGAGTTACGCCAGCACCAGTACCACCACCCAATATCCCATTTTGAGCGGTTATGTCATTGCTCCCAAGATCGACGTCTGTACTTGCACCAGTATAAGGTACGAATCCATTACCCACATAAGTCTTAACGGCTTTTTCTGTAGGTAGAGCACTGTCGGAGTTACCCCCTAGAGTACCATCAGTAGAGAACTCATTTATATAGCCACCATTTGCTAACCTGATACCTTGGCTATCTATTGTAAGATCTGCTTGTCCACCCCCTATCCCATTACTAGTGAATAATATCTGGGCTTGGTCTGAACCTGTCTTTTGCATTAAGAGGAAAGACTTTGGGGCAACGTTACCCGAAGGATCTATATCTGCGAATACGAAAGCACCAGTCTCCCCCGGGACTGTGAATATCCCATAGGACTTGCCAAGGCCAGCTATAGTCAGATCAATACCACCGAACGTTATACCACTACCGCCAAACTCGCCAGCCCTCAGTATATTACCAAGTAGGTTAATACCCGGCCCTAGACCTATATTCAATGGGAGTGCCTCAAACTGATCGTCTGCTAAGTTTCCACTACCGTCTGTAGTGAGCATTCTATTGTTGTCAGCACCAACTACTTCTAGTCCGATCTCCATTCCACTACCACCGCCTCCACCAGAAGCGTTAATGATAGGGTTCAGTGCAGTACCTGTAATAGTTACATTGTTACCAGCGATTACAGATGTAACCTTGTTGTTCTGTAAGAAGACTACCGCAGACTGTATGCCAAGAAAAGCGTCGATTATCCTATCATCAAAGCCCTGTTGCTCTACCACCCCCACAAAGAAGTCATCTGTCTGGGAGTTAGCGTAGGTGTTGTCATAGCTGACCTGATCCGCACTAGTATTATCACCCTGTGGGCCAGTACCTACTATCTCTAGGTTAACTGGAGTGTCCTCGGTAATACTAAGCTCTACTGGAGTCTCTTCAGTTATTTCAATGTTTATGTCGGAGTCTGATGCCATACATCTAGTCTGTTATAGCCTCCGTTATCTCTAAGGTGAACGTCTGTGAGTTCTGTGGATTTCCGCTACCATCTACTGCTTTAACATCGCAGAAGTAGACGTTGGCTGGTAGGTTTGTATTGCTGGATGTTAGGCTGATTCTAGCTGTGCCACCAACTGCACTTAGTATTGTGGCTGTTTTAGTGAACTCAGCCTCAGCATTAGAGTTACCTTGCTTCTTCTTACAAGCCATAGTGATAGTCCAGCCTGTGATGTTCTCTGCTACTCCATCTCTAGTAACAGTAATGTTCAAGTTCCTAGCGTTTGCTCTTTTTACTTGTATAGCCATATTAACTTTCCTCCCTTACTGGTAATATCGTGCATCGGCATTGAGCATGAATTGGAGGTGTCTCTATGGTCTCGTAGTCTGCTACAAAGGTCTTCTCCTTACCATCAGCATCGGTGTAATCTAGTGAACTACCAAAGTCTAGGAAGCTTGTGTCTAATCCAACTGTCTTACCGTCTATCTCCTCACATATCGGGCAAGCTCCGGGGTTGGCATACCACTTTTGTGCGGTAACATAGCCTGTCTGCTTGTATGCTTCGTTAGTAGCGTAGTTAGAAGCCTTTAGTGTTTCAGTTCTAGCTATCCTCTCAGCTCTGTAACCCTTAGCGTCATCATAAACGCTCTCAATCCTCTTCTTCATTTCAGCTACAGTCTCACCATTGGCGTTAGCTTCTGCTACAGCAGTATTAATCTTAGTGAGAGTATCGTCATTGAAGTTAGTCGACATACGCTTCACAGACGCATCTACAGCCTTTGTAACGCCTGCAGTTGTTTGGAAGTCCTTAGAGTCATCTCCTGCATAAAGAAGAGCTAGAGCACCCTGTATGCCAATCAGAGATAGCATGATAGGCTTGAGCTTCTTAACAAACTTAGCATCAGCTTCTTTGTCGTCAAAGTGTAGCTGTTCGTAGTCTTTGCCTAGTGCTTCCAAGTTGTTGAGTACTTCTTGTTCTTGCTCTTTTAAGATAGGCTGAATAGCTTTGTTAAACTTACGTTCATAAGCTCCTTGGTTCTTCTGTAGCTTTAGTCTAAACTGTTCCTTACTCTCAGCGTTTATATCTGTTGGAGACTCCTTGATAACACGTTTGATTGAGATTGATTTAGCCTCCTGTACTACTGGCTGTGTTGACTCTTCAATCGGTACTAGGTTAAGAGGAACGTATAGCTGATCCCCACCATCTACATCGTCCAGACCATGCCTAGCCCTGATTTCGTTCCTCGTATAAATAACGTCCACGAACTCTTTCTCCTGTGTCTGAGTGAACTCTTTATCTTCTGGGATAATGTTAGTGTGACTAACTACTAACTGATCCTCAGCATAATATGTATCGGCTATCTGTTGGATAACGCTATCGTATGCATCAAACTCTGGGTCTATTGCATACTTAGAGAATACAAACTCTAGTGCGGTAACAACCTGTTGACCTAGACCAACTCCACCAGCCTGACCAAGTAGTTCTTTAGGAACTCTGAATGCTCTTAGGATAGTCTCATCAGTCATTTCCCGTAGAGCCTTCATGTCTAGTTCGTTTAGACCAACACCAACCTTGGTGAATTTAGCATCAGTGTCACGCATGATAGCTACACGCCCTGCATTGTCTACGCCCTCATACTTCTGTCTCCACATCTGTGTGAACTTCTGGAATACCGGCTTGTTAACCATTCCCAGCACAGATAGAACACCAGATATACCAGCATTGTTCTTAAAGAAGTTCTTAACAAACCTTGTAGCAAAGTCGTTAGTAGCTATCTCATCATAGTGTGCTGATATAACACTGAGTCCATGGTAAGGATCTCTAGGGTTTGGACGTTTGAATTGCCATACCTCGTCTAGTTTGAGCGGAATGTTGGCACTCTTAGTCTTCCTGATAAAGTAACCGAGTACTTCACCTGTTGCTTTGTCTACAGTCACACCTACCGTAGTAGGGTCTAGTAGCACTATATTCTTAATCTTGTTTGATTTAGCACCCTTTTCTAACAACCAGAACGCTTCACCACATAGATCTCGATGTACTCTAGTCATGTAGAGTAACTCGATACCAGAGATACCACCTAGCCTCATCGGTTGTGGCCGTCTCAGTAGATCAATAAGTGGGTGACTGTCTACCCTCTCCTTCTCTCCATCCTTACCTACCTTATGTAGTTCTATCTGGTACTGTGAAGATCTCTCTGCAAGTAAATTGACACAGTCATAAACTGTGCCTACCATTGCCTTCAAGTTATTCTTTGAACGGCTACTCTGCATTCCTCCGAAAAGTTCTGTTATATTAAACTCTTCTTCTGGTCTACCGTATCCGTATAGTTGTTTCTCAACCGTAGCATCATCTGATACTGCCAGTTTTGCTAAGTTTCGTATGTTTTTTAAGCTTGCCATCTATAAATCCTAGTTAAATATTGTACACCATTAGTCGAAGTCAATATCATCCTCATCAACGATCCTACTAGTGTCTACGAACGTTAGAGCAAAAGCATCTGCTGTATCTGGGGATTCTACCCTTACCCCTTCCTCAGACTTTCTCTTAATCATATCCTCTTTTCTCTCCATTTGCACCTTCATACTTGTATTCTGTTTATACGCTATCCAACCTACCTCTAAGAAGCCATCATGTCTGACTAACTTTCCACCATCATTAACTAACCATTTACGCATACGCCAGAACAATACAGCCTTGATGTTAGCGAAGCCATTATCTATCTTTACTCCCATTTCTTTACGCTCACCGAATAGTACACCTTGGATCAAGTAACCTCTACGTTGGAGGATATACGATAGCCCATGCCCCACTCCCCCAGCATCTATCCCTATATGGTAGTCTTTGATGTTGTATTTCTTGATGATGTACTCAGCCATATCAGCTTGATTCTCTGGGTCTTCGTCTTTTGTCTCTTTCTCTCTTATCGCAAAGCCAGACTTAGGAAACCTAACCACAAAGACAGTCTTGTTTGAGCCAGTACCTGCCACATCTATACCTAGTATAGGGCTGTCGCTCTCATCTATCTCATACTCGTCGACTAAGGACTTCTCTAGTGCAGTCTGTGACACTAAGGCTCTATACCCGTTAGGTAATAGCTCACTAGCTTCTGGGAACTTACACTCATACATCCACTCAAAGCCAGCTTCTTCTTTCATCTCATTTAAAAAGTCTCCCGTATATCTACCCTCAGCTAGAGCCCCCCAACAGTTCAAAAAGATCTTCTTATACCTAGTACCATGCCATGTTCTATGGAAGTGATTACGGAATGAGGGATTACCAATCTCAAGTATAAAGTTATCTTGATGTCCTCCGACCATTCTCTTAACAGTAGCGTATAGTTCGTCTGAGATCTGGGCGGATTCATCCAGTATGACATTAGGAGCACCGTACCCCATCAGAGCTTTCTTAACCATCTTGGTATTGCCAGCGTCAGCTGAGAATATCCTAATCTCTCCACCATGTTTGAAACTAATCCTATCCCTGCTCCTATGTTGTTTGAGCTTCTCTTTACTACCGTCAAAGTCTAGCTTTGAGTAGAACTGGGTATCGTCAAAGAGGTGCTCAATGAAGTAGTCCATGATGATCCTTGCCTTATCTGCACTCGGAGCTACAATAGCCCACTTCTCAGACTTCTTGGTCACTCTCAGAACAAGAGCTAAAGCTACAGCGAAAGATTTACCATACTGGGTAGGCAGTATTAGTTGTGTTCTAGGAAATCTACGCCTAGCAATAGTATCTATGATCCTGAGCTGAGTAGCAGTGAACGTGTACGACTTGTCGTTCTCGTCTACGAATATATCTAATAGACTGTTTAGCCTATTCTGTGTCTTCTTCGAGAGTGGATTCAGTGTCTTCACCGTCATTGAGGTCATCTAAGAATGCTCCTATCTTTTCTTCGGTTGTTTTAAAGTCGCCACTAACCTCTACTTCACTCTTATCCTTCCAACCAAAGTTATTCTTAAGGTTAAACTGAGCACCAGATTGATTAGATGTCTCCATCAGCCTAGTCTCAATGTCTTCTTGTACTCTATTTCTAGCCTCTACTATAGTGTCACCAAATTCATCTCTATGACCATATTCTGATAGTGCTTGTCTAGATAGGCCAATACGTCTAGCTAGTCCACTCATAGTATATGGTGCTGGGTTACTAACCTCTATGTTATCCCCCATATCTTTAATGAATACGCTCTTGGTTCTATTATTACACCAATCAAAGTACTCATCGACTACAGCCTGTAGCTCATCAGCTGTCTTGAATCTAAGTGGTCTACCTACTGGATTACTCATATCTTCTCCATTATAACCCCAGCTCCTAGAGCCTTCTTCTTTTTATATTCACCAGTCTCAAATCCTACTCTAGCTTGTTCTATCCTTCTACTAAAAGCAATCATATATCTATCCTCAGCCTTGCCTACTGGTATGACTAGATCATCAGGGATAGTTACCAATAAATCAAACCCGTTTCTCTTGGCGTGGTCTTCTGCTGTCTGACCTGCCAGTACAATGTTCTTGTCTAAACCATAGTACCAATCATAGTTACAGTCTTTAATAGCTTGATAATATTTCTTTTGTTGTCTGATAGGTACGAATAACCTATGAGCGTAGCCAAGCCTACCAAATAACCTTAGTGTGCTATCCGCTATACCTTTAGCTGTTTTACCAGACTCATCATATAGAGTCTTATAGTTGTCTTTAGAGTTACAAGCTAGTAGTATTTTCATGGTCACTTCTCTCCCAATTATCGTTAACTTTAGTATATCTTATCTTTGTGGGGTTGTCTGGTCTGATAAGGACATTGTGATCGTTATGGAGAAACACAGTGTCCCAGTCTACCAAACACCTATAGCCTTGTCTTCTTATGAATAGACCAAAATTAACATCTGGCCCATATGGTTCACCCTCCCACTTAAACTCATGTTTGAGGAATAGATCCACTAGGCAGGCGTATCCATACAAACCACCACCATCTATCTCTTCGTATCCTGAACCTTGGAATAGAGTCTCGGCTACTGTTGGCTCCCTTATATCATCTACTTTCCAAGCCCCAACCATCTTGACACCCCACCTACCAGACTGAACACCCTCAACAAAACCTATATCATTCTTAGCTACAAGTGGTACATATAAGTTCTCAATCTCTAATCCCTCAAAAGCAGTATCATCTTCAAAGCCTACTACAATATCTCCGTCTGTTTTCTTAACCATCTCTTTTAACTGATTCATAACCTCAGCTATTCTATGCCTCCTAACATTGACTCTTACCTCGCTAACTTCATGCTCTCTGTTCATAGCTATCTGGAAGGATCTGAACTTTAACTTATCGTCTAGTTTCCTTAAGTGATAAGATATCTTAGGCTCATCACAGTCAATAATTGCACATAGGTTTACAGTTGACCAATCTAGATTAAGGGATTCAAGGTTAGCTACCCATCTTTCAATAGCCCAACCTCTAGTAAACGGACAAATGATAGTTATTATTGGCATATAACCTCCTTATACCTTGGTCTTAAAGTTTCCCAAGAGATAGACTCTGCCAGGTCGTTAGCCTTTTGGTTCTCAGCCAACATCTCTTCCTCGCTCATGTAATAAAACTCGTTGATCTTGTGTGCCAACTTGTGGATATCAACGCTGTATAACTCAACGTACGCTCTAGCTATAAAGCTATCAAAGTTGTGGGCTTCTATCAACCACTCCCCTGGGAGGAACATATCGTTTGGCTCTATGTCGGTCATAATCACAGGGAGACCACAGCTCAGGGCCTCGTTCATAGGAAGACAGTTACCGCCATAACGTCTAGGTAGTACCATTACATCCCCTAAGTTATAAACGTCTTCGTAGTCGGGGTAGTCCTCCACAACGAACTCAAGCTTGTCCGTATCACCGAAGTCTCTAGCGAAGTCTATATATTGCTGTGTGGTAGCGGTTAGCTGGTGTGCTAGGCCCTGTTCACCCTGGAACTTAATGACTATTTTGACCCCATCGTGTACATAGTTTGAAGCTCTTATAACATCGTAAGTCCCATTTCTATCGTGTGCAGCTGACTTGCCAGCGTTATGTAGGAATCGTCTAGCCTGTCTAATCTCTCTAAACTTGAGCTTCTCTCTATCGACTGGGCAATGTAGATAAACGTGCTTAACATTGTGAGCATCTGCTAGAGCCTGCATAGTGTCAAAGTTCCATCTTGACGGGGCAATAAGGACATCTGGGTAGGGAGCGTCTGGGTTTGAGTACCAATCTATAAACTCGTAGTTATATTGGTTAAACGTTTTAACACCCATCTCACGGGCTATATCATAGAATCTAGGGTTATATGGGGCTTCTGCTAGAAAAACGCTTGTAAGGCCCTCAAAAAAGCCTCTGAGGACATCATCTGGTATTGGATGTATGTTACAGAAGGTTGCGTTCGGGAATAGATCATAGTTAGACTTGTTGCCGTTTAGGTGGTCTATGTCTACTACCAAAGTTTTGTCTGGCTTCATGTGGTTATAGTACTCTTGAGTTTGAATACCTAGTCCGCCACTATCTGCTCTTGCTATTAATCCGTGCATTTGTTCAGCTCCTCCACCAAAGCTTGATACTTCTTAATGATTGACTCAGCATAAATCAAACTAACCACAAAGCTATTGAACATCTCTGCCTGTTTACCTGGAGCTTGATCTATCTTAGAGTTATAGAACTTGGCCATCCTAGATAGGTTGATTAGCCTACGTTCCATCTTAGGTACGTTCAACGCTGGGTATAGCTCTTTTAGTTCTTGAGTAGTCATGAGAATGTCTCCTCAAACTTAGAGGCTGAACCCCTACCATCTAGGTGATAGCTTCTTTTAATACCTAGAGCATCAGTATCTGGGTGATAAACCCATACCTTCCAGAGATTCCAGCCCATCACTCCCTCACGTTCGTATACATTGTGTAGTACCCCATGCATCTTGTCTTCAATCATCGTCTTCTCGTTACCAAAGTACTTGTCTAGGAAGTCCCTGTAGAAAGCTGTAGAGGCTATATGTGGCCTTTGACTCCACTGTGCTGTTCTTATTGCCTTAAAGTTCGGTAGAACTTCCTCTACCTCACCTATCATCATATGTTTATAGTCTGGTAGGATCAGTTCCTCGTGGCATAGTCTTATTAAGTTAGCCTCACCTGAAGCTATCATCATTGCAATCTGTCCCCATTGGATTTCTCTATCTGGTGTTATAGGTGTGTCGTGCTCAACAAACATCACTAGATCTGTTCTAACATGCTTCAGAGCTTCCTTGGTCATCAATGCTTGGTGCTGGTGTTCTTCAAACAATAGAGGGTAGACATTCTTCCACTTGTGATTAGCTAACCATAGAACTTGTAGGATGTATTCGTTATAGTTCTCTCTCATGTCTTCTTGCTGTTCTCTGATCCCGTCTATCATCAATATGATCTCAACATCCGGTAGGTGGGTCTTAATACTCTGGATTGTCTCCTCAATAATAGCTGTGGATGGGTTAGATTCTATTGGGCTAGTTGGTACTAGGACAGTTATGGGATAGTCGTTAACTTGTCCTAGTAGACCAACTTTAAGATCCCGTTTATACCTCATCCACCAAGCCATGCACTTGTTGTTGATAACTGGGTACTCATCTCTGATTCTTATAAGCTCACTCTGCACAAAGTCATAGTTATTAAAGTGGGGGAATGGTGCATCAGGGTATAGTTGTTGCCAATAATCAATCACCCCAGATGGTGACTCAGAGTCAGCTATAGGCACAGCTCCACATTCAAGAGCCTCAAATACTCGGAATGAATCAGGTGTTGCAGGCCCAGACGGGCAAGGCACAGCCTTAGCACTCATCATCCGTTCATAGTATTCTTGTGGTCCTAAGCCTTGGGTGAATCCGGGTGTCTCAATAAACTCACCATTTAGTTGGTTGACATCCTTAAACTCTACGATAGTCTCCTGTGCTGTCTTGAGCATCTGTCTACGCTCATGGGTAATCTGGCCACTAAAGAAGTAGTCTAGGGTCTTCTCTGGTGCAGTATCGGGTAGCTTCATGTGGGGAGGGTAGCCTTCTCCTAAAAACTTAGTGCCCTCTGGATAGGCGTGCTTGAAGTCTGGGGTCATCACCCAGAGCTTCATATCGTCATGCTTGAGTAGCTCGACTGGGAAGAGAGATTCCTCGTCGCTAGTCAGTATTAGAGTAAGGTGTTCGATATTAGCGATCATCCTGTTAAGCTTCAGGACATCCTCAATGAAGTATCTAGCAGGTACTATAACTGTAGCCCTAGCAGTAGGAGGAATTTCGTTGACTTCTACATTAATCTCGTCAACAAAAATGTCTTCTAGTAGACTTTGATCCCACTGTGTGCCTCTAAACTTCTTGTCTTTGTATAACCAGAATACTGTCATTCTGCTAACTCCGTTCCTATAGGCCAGTAAACTAGATGTACTTCATGTTCGTACTCCAAGAGCTTCTCGTTGTAGCCTAGTTCCTTAATCCATTGTCTAACCTCGTAGCTGTACTTTTCATATATCCTGAATAGAAACTCTGGGTGGAGACTCAAGTAGATAATAGGTTTGTAATTCTTGAGGGTCTGTTCAGCACCTTTGAGGACTTCCCACTCAGCCCCCTCTACATCCATAGTGATAACAGTTGGAACTACAGGTATAGAGTCCACTTTAACTATAGGTATGTTATCTGGATCGTGGAGTTCTTTGAAGCCGTGATCGTGGATCACTTCACCATAGGCTGATTCAGGCCATTCCCCTACTGCTTCACCCTTGAGGTTGTACATACCATATCGACCATCTACAAAGTTGTCTGAACTCTCTGCTCCACAAAAACCAGAGTAAACCTCTAGTGGTAGGTCGAGTTTATTGGCATCCCATATAGCTTTTATGTTTGGCCAGACCTTATCGTTCGGTTCTACCATAACAACCTTGGCCCCCCACATCTGGCACAACGCACACATCTCTCCTTCTTCAGCCCCGATGTAGAGAACAATATCCCCTTCACCTATGTTCTTAGACATGGAGTCAAGACGTTTTCTCTCCCATCCTTTCTCCGTATACCATTCTGGTCTATCTGCCCTGTGCTTTGGCAAGACAATATCGAACTGTCCATTTAACTTGCACTTAACCATCTCTACACTCATAGCCCCAACTCCTTTAGTATGGTTTGCCACCTATTCTTGTAAGTATGATTCTGCTTAACGTGTTGATGCCCTGCCCTGCGGATATTTTCCCGTTCCTCGTCGTGCTCTAGGTAGTAATCTATCTTGGATTTGAGGTCATCAAGATCTCCGAACTTAAAGAATACTAAATGCTTGCCATCTTCAAAGTGTTTTTCCATGCCTTTAATATACGGGTGGATCATAAACCCACCACGTCCCAGAGTCTCGTATACTCGGTCAGACCAATAGTAAGGATAGTCAAAGTTCAGACAGAGAGAATCACCGACAGCCACCTTGCTGATAGTATAGGTAGCGTTAAGGTTCTTACCTCGTATCGTACCGGTGTCACCATCTCCTCCGACGTGGGTGAAGTTGTCACCGTAGGTTTCTCTAAGCCAGTTGATGAGCTGTGGTCTCCATTGCCATTCGTAATGGTAGCCTTTAGACCCTACAAAAACAACATCTTTAATAATTGATTGCTCCCTAAGTTCGTCAGTTACCTCTTGTATATAACACTCCTCGTCAAATACTCCAGCCTGTAGATAATGCCCCTTAACGTCTGTATTCTCATTGAACCAGTTAGCCATTAACTTATCTACTGTAAAGAAGTGTCCTATGTTCTCATAAAACCCGTCCTCCTCTAAGTCCTTCTGTCTCTCTATACCGAACCAGAGATCAAGATGATAGGTCATAGTCGGTATACCTAGATCTTTAAGTTCTTTCAAGCACTCAACAAGGCCAGAAGTTTGCCATCCATGCGTGTGAATAAATACCAAGAGATCAGATTCTCTAGCTTCTGCTAATATCTGCTCGCCATTAACCACACCTTCTTGCATGGCTATGACTTCGTATCCTAGAGACTCAAGAGACTTCTTATGATGGTTCTCTGAGCTGTAGTCAACGCCGAAATTACCGACAAAGACTATCCGCATTACTTTGTCTTCTTAGGTTTCTTTTCTTTTGCCGTCTCTGCGTCAGCCTGTTCACGTTGCTGGATTAAGTTGTTTAGCAGTTCAAGCTCTTTCTGAGCCTTCTGAAGCCTTGCTATAGCGTCAAACGCTCTAGCTTTTAACTGATCTACGCTTAAGTCGTTCGGGTTAATTTGTGTCATATTATTCTCCTATAATACTCGTTAGATTTAACTTACTTTGAATCGTATCATAAGCTTATTACAAATAGCAAAAAGCTACTCGGTAAGGTGATGGAAAACCGTTTAAATCCTTGTGGGATACAGAGTAAATTAGCTCTGATGCTTTCCGATACGCCATGAGTGGCTTTGATTCGTTGTTTTTGTTTCTGTTGTTTCTTTCAACTGTTCTTATATTACACTACTGGTTATGCTATTGTCAAGTCTTTTGTATCTTTATACCTTAATCTTGTGTTGATCTTCAGCTTGCTATAGTCTATCTCCTGCTTAGGTGGCATGAAGTGACTCATATGTTTTAGTACTAAGTATAGAGTCATACTATCTACACTCCCATTCCCCAGCTCCACCTATACTAAAGGCAAAAGCTGTTAGATCTGCTTGGTGTTTAGGGTTATATATATTCCACCCTGATACTCCTAGCTTACGTTGGTATCTAGTCCAAGTCTCTGGTAGATACTGGAATAGTCCTGTGGGGTGTCCACCGCCAGCAGTATAGCCTCTGTTTATAGCGTTAGGGTTAAACCCAGATTCACATTTAGCTATCCTTAGTAGCTTATCAGCAGATACTCCGTACTTACTAGCAGATTCAATAATCATCTGCTGTACAGAACCTTGAGGTTTTGGCTTCGGTTTAACTATAGGTTTAGCCACTACCACAGGCTCTACAACGGGCTTAATTGGCTCAGGTGGAGTCACCACCACCTCTGGCTGTTTAACCTCTTGCACAGGCTCTGCTGGCTTCTCAGGTGCTAATGCTGGGATAACCTCTTCTATTGAACTAGCTTCTACCTTAGATTCCAATGGTCTAAGTTCTACCGCTAGTTGTGGTCGTTCTACTTCTATTCTCTTGTTTGTCGCTAGGGAGATTGAGAGGACTAATGCTACTGATAACAGTGCTAACCCCAACAACCTCCTCACCGATAATGGATCATCAATTGTAATACTCATAGAGTACGCCTTATTTTACTTTACCTTTCTTTTGAGAGTCAACCCAAAGCTTTTCTATACCCTTGAGTCTAGTGTCAAACCTAGTCATCTCAAGATCTATAAAGTTAAACTGAGCTTCTGTTCTTCTCCTGTCTCCATACTTCAATACTTCAGATAATATCCATAGTGAAACGCATACTAAAGCT